CCAGCAGGGGAAGCGACAGGGAGGCCGCTTGCTATACGCTCACCATAACAAAGATTATTTACAACTTTATTTGATTTTAGACAGCTTATTGCCCAAAAAAGAAAACGATTTCAGATTGTCTTGTCTACCTCATCGGCACGGCGCACCGTTGAGAATTATTCCTGTTAAAGCAGGTTATTCATTGTGTTATTGCTATTTCATGCATGTTGCTCAAGAGAGACTGATCGCGCCCACTGTGGGTTCAATCCGTCAGTAGCACCATCTATGATGCAATTTATTTTGCATAAATGGTTGTACGAATGAAGGCAACGGCGAGTGCAGAGCAAAGGGGTCGGGTAGCACTCGGCTGGATAGCTGGTTGCTGGAGAGGGTGCGGCAGACATGAAGCGGGTGGCGAGCCAGACACAAAGAAAATGGCCACCTATTGTAAGGTGGCCATTCACGTTGCCGGTCGGCGCACTGGTGACCCGAAGGGGACGGTAGCGGCGGTCAGCCGGGTATCAGGGTGGGCAGCCGAGCTTGCCAGAGCTGGTGCCAGTGCTGCAGTTCGTTGCGTGGCATCGGGCGGGCAGTGAAGAAGCCCTGACAGATATCGCACTCCAGCTTGGCCAGCAGCAGCCAGGTCTCGACATCCTCCACCCCTTCGGCGACCGATTTCAGCCCCAGCTTGCGAGCCAGTTCGATGCTCGATTCGATGATGGCCAGACGGGAGGGATCGGCATAGCAGCGATCGACAAACGAGCGGTCAAGCTTCAGTTCGGTAAACGGCAGCAGTGCCAGCTGCTGCATCGAGGAGTAGCCGGTGCCGAAGTCATCGATGGAGAGGCCAAAGCCGTGCGGTACTGTGTTGTCACGCGGCTTGGCGGCTTCTTCTTGCCCGAATACGGCGCATCCTTATTGAGGGTCCCTTGTGGCGTCTGCAGATCCTGGGTGGGCGAGAGGTGTGCCACCTCTATCCGCACCAAAGGGGTGCGGATCATATCTGCCTTAACCCCGGCATTCTCTACTGCCTTCACCGCTTTCACGATCTGGTGGTCTCCCTCTCCCGACAGCATTGGCTGCAGCTTATCTGCGACATAAAGGGGAATCAGCCACTGATTGGCCCCAGTGTGGGGCTGGAGAATTTTCTCTTTGGCTCAAGCCGTCAGGCGCTTGGGCGGATAGGGGAGGTACTGAGGGATTTGCAGGGGGGAACCTGTTGTAACCGACCACAGAGAATGAAAAAACCGGGAGCAGCTGAAAGTAAGTGGGAATTCGTGGGACAAACTCAAGGCTGACAAGGCTTAGACGGCGATCAGAGGGTACAAGGCGCGCGCGGCGCCAAAATGAAAAACGGCGCATGATGATGGTGTTTAATGCGCCGGAAATGATAAACGAGATTTACCGTTAAACTGGTGGTTTAACCGGGTGTTTAAATGCAGCGGCCAGATAGCTTGGCGAGGCCATATCACAATTTTAGATAGCCGCACTTAAAAAAAGTCATGCCCGAGCCAAACCACCTTGCCAATGATGCTCAACGAGTCCAGCTCGTTCGGCATTACAGCCAAGGTTTCGTATCCGGTTTTATTGTCGCTGATGATGTTCACCCCGCCATCAACGCGCTTCTGCAGCCGCTTGGCATAGAGTTCATCCCCCAGGCGAAGCACGAACAGGCCGCCATCCTGGATCTGGTTGCGGCTGATATCCACCAGGATCGAGTCGCCAGAATGGATGGTTGGTTCCATGCTGTCTCCCTTGGCAAACACCACAACCAAGTTATCTGGGTTCAACTGGCGGTATTTGAGCCACTTACGGCGGAACGCCAGCCTGCGTTTAACGCTATGGTCATCATTAAATGCGCCATGCCCGGCACTAACTGCAATGTGGTAACCATCAATCAGTGCGTATTCTTCTTCAAATGAATCAGTACCTTCAGTATTCGTTACTTTGTGGTACTCACATTCTTCTCTCGGGCCACGCCCAGTGGCGAGCCAATCAATGCTTACCCCTGCGGTTCTGGCGATCTTGATGAGCTGGGACATGTTGGGTTCTGAACGACCATAGAGGTATTGCCGCAAAGTTGTATCGGCCATTCCGGCCTTTGCAGCAAAAGAGCGCGCACTTTGTCCCGCAAGAACTTGTTCTAACCGCTCCTTGAATTCACTTTCCATTCTTCCCCCTGGAAAAGAAAGAGCACTTTCTTTTCGTTGTCTTGCTTTCTTTTCTTGTAACTAATTGAAATTTAATGAAAAAAATAAAGGTCATCTCAAAAGAGATTGTTTTGTGCTGGAAAGTAATAAAACTCTTGTTGTCATCTCTATTGAGATGATCAACAATCAAATTGTTCGCGCAATGCGCGAAAGATTTTTCAAATTGTATCACGGTGACCCCATGAGCATAAGTACAGCCAATCACATCTACGGAGAGCTTAAGAAGAGAGGTTACTCCGTTAGAAACTGGGCCATTGAGCATGGTTTTCGGCCCCGTACTGTGCAGGAGTGTATTCACACTTATGCCCCGTGCAAGCAGAGAAAACCAGCCAATGGCACGGTTTCATTGAGAGTTATGCAAGCTCTTGGCACGACCCTTGGTGTTGACCTGTACGGAGGTAACAAATGAAAGAGTGGTTCACACCAATGGAGCTGGTGAGTCTGCCCGGAATGCCTGCCACAGTACAGGGAGTCAGATACCGAGCTAAAACAGCACAGTTCAGTGCGCGCAAATGTTCTGATAAGAAAGGTAGTGAGTATCATATCAGCTCTTTGCCTGCAGAAACCCGCCGCTATCTGGCTGAGCAGGCTGTGGCTGAGCAAGGGCAGGCAGTGACCGATCACAGTGCTGGCGGCAAGGCGATGGCCAAGCTACTGGAGCGGGAGAGACCGGTCAAGCCTGATGCTGGCCGCAAGCTGCTGACCCTGAGCGAAGCCCCACGCAAAAAAGTAGACGCCAGACTGCTTATCTTGCAGGCCGCCGATATCTTTCTTGCGCCCTATCACGCCTGTCAGCAAGGAGAGGTGGGTCGCCGGATCTTTATCGAGGCATACCGTACCCGCAGCCTGCAGTTGCCAGCCAGCGTCTATGAGCGGCAAAAACCGTTCAGCCTGATCACGCTGCGCCGTTGGCAAAGCTCGCTGGCTAATGAAGGCCCAGCTGCACTGGCTGGCAATTATCAGCGTGAACGGCCATCAACCGTTGAGCAAAGCCCTGAGCTGGCCCAGTTCCTCACCGCATTGGTGACGGCCAAGCCACACCTGGCCAACAAGTGGGGCGCTCTGCATGAGCTTGCCACCGAGTACAACGAGATGAACAAGCTGGGATGGCATATCCCCAGCCAGTCCTCCCTGCGCCGCTGGATGGTCAAGTGGTTGGCTGAAAACAAAGTGGCCTTTACCTATGCCACCAACCCGGATGCCTACAACAACAAATACCGCACAGCCATCGAGGAAATGTATCCCTGGATGGGTCAGCCGAACGATGTGTGGGAGTTCGACAGCACCCCGGTCGATGCCATGTTGGTGGATGGCCGTCACAGCATTATCGCGGTGATCGACGTGTTTACTCGCCGCGTTCGTCTGCTGGTGGCCAAGAGCTCCTCCAGTGAGGGGATCTGCCTGTTGCTGCGCAAGACCCTGTTGGCCTGGGGCACCCTCAACGACAACGGCGTGATGCGTACCGATAACGGCTCTGACTACGTAAGTCAGCGGGTGATGTCGATCTGCACCCTGCTGGATATCAATGTCAGCCGCTCCAATGCCTATTCGGGTTGGGAAAAGCCCTTCATCGAGCGATTTTTCCGCACCCTGAGCCACGGCCTTATCGAGTTGCTGCCCTCCTATATTGGCCACTGCGTGGCTGACCGGCAGGTGATTGAAGCCCGCAAGAGCTTTGCCCAGCGGTTGGAAGAGAAGCGCAAACCGGATGCGGAAAAAGAGATTTTTGAGTTGGCGATGACAGCGCAAGAGCTGCAGACCTTGCTCGATAACTGGCTGGATGCCCGCTACCACAACAAAAAGCACAGCTCACTGGGGATGACCCCAAACGAGAAGTACCAGAGCGCCCGTTATCAGCGCCGCGCCATTACCGATGAGTCTGCGTTGGATTTGCTGCTCAACCATATCGGTGAGGCGACCGTCTCCAAGGGCTTTATCAAGGCCGGTGGCCTGAAATACAGCGCCCCGGAGCTGTTGGAGCACACCTGGAAGGGCCAGCGGGTCAGCGTGTTTCTCGATCCCAACGATGTGGGCCGCGCCACCTTGTACCGCACCGGAGACTGGGGAGAGCGAGTGGAGGCCATCAATACCGAGCTGCTCGGCAATGGCATCAGCCCAGACGCATTCCGTGCCGCCAAGCGTGAGGATGCCAAAGTGCTGGCCCGCTTCCGCCGCGAGATGCGCAACGTGGCCAAGACATTTGGCATCGACCAGTTGCACCAGGATGTGGTCACTCACTTTGTTGAGCAGGCCAAGGATGTGGCCCAGTTCAAGCGCTCGGATCTGAACCTCGACAACCCTGCGTTGGCCGCCCTGACAGGAGTTGCGGCACCCACTGAACCGGTCGGGTTCAGCGCGGCAGAACTGGCCGCCATCGAAGCAAGACGCGAGGAGAAAGCCAAGCGAGTAGCAGCGACGGCAGGGCAGGAGTCTCGGGCGCTTAAAACCGAATACGAACAGGCCATCCATTTGGCCGAAAAAGAATTGGATTCACCGCTGACCGAGCGGGAGAAGGAGTGGCTGACCAAGTATCTCTACAGCCACAAGCTGATGGCAAAACGGATCCATCGCCATCTGGATGAAGTTAGGGCCAAACGTCAGAACCAGGCAAATGGATAACGTGCAGCCCTGTTTAAACCATAGATAAAGGACATAAACACTATGAAACACAAGATCGTTGAAGTCAAAAACATGATCAAGACCGAGCAGTTGCTCGATAACTTGCTCAACCGCTCCAGCATCGTGCCGGGCATTGGCCTGATCCACGGCCCCTCCGGCTTTGGCAAGACCACAGCCGTGGAGTGGCTGTTCAACCAGGACGAAGTGAACGGGATCTATGTCCGCTGCTACAAGGCCGACACGGTGACCAGCCTGCTGGAGCAGATCGCCAAAGAGATTGGCATTCCCCAGCGCCATAACCTGCGGGCCCAGGTCGATAGCATTGTCGAAGCCGTGCGAGCCGAAGAGTTGGCCATCTTCGTGGACGAGGCCGATTACGTGGTCGGCAATGCCCGCATCATGGAGACCCTGCGCGATATCTACGATGCCACCGAACAACCGCTGATCCTGGTCGGGATGGAAGAGATTGCCCGCCGCATTAGCCAGCGCAAGCAGCTGTTTAACCGCATCTCCCAGTGGATCGAATTCAAACCGGCAGATCTCGATGATGTGTCCCTGATTGCCAGCGAAATGCTGGAGGTGGATGTGGAAATTGATGATGCCTTGCTGGATCTCATCCGCAAACGTTCCAACGGGGTGGTTCGTACCATCGTCTCAGCCCTCGACAAGATCGAGAAGATGGCCATGGCCTCTGACGCTCGCATCATCCGCCTGGAGGATGTTGACGCCAGCGAACTACTGCATGACGTGCGCCGCAGCCGGTAGCTGTCAGATATACCCCAATAACAACAAAGCACGGGAGGGATACCAGTGGTTGATATGAGTGGTAAATCCAAGACGGAAGAGGCTTGGTTGTGGATGTGTAAGCAACCCCAATTTTCAATAAAGGAAGTTATCGATGGTGTCGGGATCAATAAGCAGCAGATTTATCGGACTGTCAGTGCTTGGGTTGATAACGGATTTTTAAAACTCATTACCCCGATAGCGAAGAAACGTGAACGGATCTATCAAGTGGCGGACACGTCTGTATCACCCCGCCTTGGGAGTGGCGTTAGACAGGCTGACTCAAAAGGGAATGAGCGTAAGCGCACTTATAAAAAGCGCAGAAATCGCAAGAAAACGGTTCAGCAAAAGATATGGAACACCATGAAGATTAGCCGCCGCTTTACCTTGGCTGATTTGATGATTACCGCGAATACCAATCGTAATACCGCATGGCATTACACCAATGAATTGGTACGTGCTGGATATGTGAGGCTGGCCGTTCATGTTAATCCCAAGATGTCAGTACAAGACAAATATGGGTTGGCAAATATTTACCAGCTAATTCGAGATACAGGGCGATTTGCTCCAATCAGAAGAGATAACGGCTGTTGGGATCAGAACCAGCAACGGCTTTATTCGTTCCTGGTTGAGGAGGGTGAACATGGAAACGTGGCTTGAGGTGTTAAAGGCAGAGGTCGCAGCCACTTCATTGGCGGTAGTGGCTGAAAAGCTCGGCTTGTCGCGCACCCTTATCAGCCAGGTGTGTAACGAGAAATACCCCGGTGACTTGGAGCGGGTGCAGATGCTGGTTGAAGGCAATCTGATGGGTCAAAAGGTGATTTGCCCAATTCTTGGCGCGATCCCTGTTCATCAGTGCCTTGCCCATCAGCGCCGTGGCCCCAGTGACGTGGGCAGCAGCCCGATGGATATCAAGCTCTGGAAGGCTTGCCGCTCAGGTTGCCCCCATAGCCAGCTGACGGAGGAGCAGCAACTGCGCCGCCCGATGCGGTTATCGGTGGAGCAGGGCAAAGGGTCACAGAAAACGGCTCGCTATGACGCCGAGGCGACCCTCTCCAGATTACGCCGTCAGGCCAAGAGCGATGGCGACAATGCCAGTTCGTCGCTGCGCATCCTGAGTGAGCTGCTGGCGGAAGAGCTGAAAATCATGGGTATCAAATACAACCGACTGCTCGACAAGCAAGAAGGCAAATAACGGTTGGCGGGGGTTGGGCTCGGAATAAGCAGTGGGCCCGGTGATGAATCACAAGGAGAACGGGATGAAAAAGAATCTGCGCAGCAATTTGCACAAAACTGCCGAACAGCTCAGCCACTGGTTGACGGCCAGAGGATATGAAGTCCGCACCAGTCAGGTGCGCCACACCCCGCTGCTGGCCGTCACTGGACCTTTGCCACAAGCGATGAAGGCCCGCGCCGTGTTAAGCCGCGAATGCCTGGCTGGCGTGGTTCGGGAGGTCGCCCTGGTGCGCTTTGGCGGCTGCCTGCTGCACTGGCGCCAATAAGGAGAATGGAGATGGCCAAGATAGAGCTCGATATCGAAGACGAAGCACTGGCCAAGGTCGTGCTGCGTCAATTACCCAAGTTCCTCGAATTTTGCCGTGCGACTCACCTGGAAGAGCAGGTACTCGGCCCAGCGAAACAGCAGGCTGCCGCCGTGTGTTATCAGATGCCCGGCAGCAACAAGATCCATTAAGGAGAACCCTATGCAAGAAGCACAAACCGGCAGTACCACCCCGATGCGCCAGAACGCCCAAGGGCACTGGGTACCGGAAAACCTGATCGCCCCAGCTGACAAGCTGCGCGATGAAGTGGTGATGGGCATCATTGCGGCTGCCCGCGAGCAGCGTTCGCAGCTGGCCGCCTTCAAAATTGGCGCCATGCAGCAGATCAACGACTTTGTTGACCTGTCATCCGAGCAGTACGGCGTGGCGTGGGGCGGTACCAAGGGCAACGTGACCCTGCTCAGTTTCGACGGCCGTTACAAGCTGATCCGGGCCGTGGGGGAGCACCGCAAATTTGATGAACGGATCCAGGCTGCCAAGGTGCTGATTGACCAGTGCATCGCCCGCTGGAGCGATGGGGCCAGTCCTAAACTGCGGGCCCTGGTTGACCACGCTTTTCGGGTTTCCAAAGCCGGTCATATCGACGTTAACCAGGTGCTCTCCCTGCGTCAGCTCAACATCGAAGACGCCGACTGGGAGCAGGCCATGCAGGCGATCGCCGATGCCATTCAAGTGACAGGTACCAGCCAATATCTGCGGATCTATGAGCGTGACGCCCAGGGGCGTTACATCCAGATGAGCCTGGATCTGGCCAAGTTGTAAGGGAGGGAGACGCGATGGAAATCAACGTGGATATGGCCGAGGAGCAACTGCAGCTCTGTGAGCAGATCACTGAAACCGAGGGCACCTGCTACCCCGACGACACCTATGAGGATGGCATCAAGGCCGCCCTGCTCTGGGCGCTGGGGCTGGGGCCTGCCCCCCTCAATGTCGAGGAGTATCAAGGGGCGAAGCCACTGCAGTTCGAGTAATGGCCCGATGCGAAACGGGGCGGCATTGCCGCCCTGTCTGCCCGATGTGGTGATCGGGTACTGATGAGCAGCCGACCTGGGCCCAGGTCTTCACCGCCTCGATAAAGGAGCACGGCGATGACTAAAACAGAGATGGATATTCGGCTTACCAAGATATTCAGCACCGCAGCCATTGCACTGGCGGCCGCTGAAAAACGGGCTGTGTGCAAACAGCTCAAACAGTTTATTCGAGAGGCCCGCGCCCAAGGGCTATTTGCCCTGGCGGGGGAAGCAAGCCAGATGCGCTGGCAGCTGGTGGCTGAACTGCAGCAAGCCAGAACGGTGGCGCTGGAGGCCAGTCATGGCCATGTCTAACTGGCAACGACTGCTGGCCTACGTGATGAAGTTTGGCAACTTGAGCCAGCAACAGGCAGAGCAGTGGCTCGATAGCCATTGCCCTGAATGGCGTAGTGGGCCTGACGTGATGGCGGCCGGACAAATCTGGATGAAAAAGACGGGGAGGGGGAATTGAACACCTTAGCTAACGATCAGCCAAATGCTGCGCAGAGTGGTGATCGTACCCGCCTGATCCGTCTGGTTCAGGTTGGCAGGCGCACCCTGGGGCTCGATGAGGAGACCTATCGGGCGTTGCTGGAGCAGCAGAGTGGCAAGCGTTCGGCGGCCGAGTTGACGATCCCGGAGCTGGACAAGGTGCTGCTGGCCATGAAGGGGGCAGGGTTTAAACCGACGGTTAAACGCCCTGTTAAAGGGGCTGTTAAAGCGGGAGGGCACAAGCGTTTAAGCCCGGCCCGTGGGGCCCATGCCAAAACCGCCGAGATAAACGTGATCCGGGCAGTATGGATCACCATGCACCGCCATGGCCTGCTGCGCGATGGCAGTGAGACGGCCTTGAATCACTATGTTGAGCGGCAAACGGTACGGCTTAACAACGGCATCGGCGTGGCAGAGGTGGCCTGGCTCACAGATGGGTTGGCTTACCAGGTGCTTGAGTCGCTGAAAAACTGGCACAAGCGGGAGCTGGTTGCCCGCCTTGTCGCTGCCAAGAAAACCGTCCCCACTAATGGGAAGTCCGGGCGAGTGGCCGGTTATCAGGCCGTTGTAGCGGCGTTTGAGGAGATGAATGATGGACGCTAACGCTGAGAATCTGGACTTGTTCGCCGATGATCATGAGTCGCTGGGGCAGCTTGTCGATCGCCTGGATCAGATCCCGACCACCGAACTGACGGCCAAATGGCCCAAAGCCCTGGCCGAGTTGGTCGATGTGCTGGCCTGCGAGTTGGTCAGAGGGGGAATGGAACCGGATCTGGCCAAGGCTCAGGCCCGCAAGTTGGCGCTGGTACAGGCCCACTATATGGGTGGTCGCGCCTACTACATACCCACCGGGGATCATCTCAAGGCCGCACTGCGGGATAGAGCTATTTGGGACGAGTTCAACGGTCGCAATATCGACCAGCTGGCTCGTAAGCATGGTCTATCGGTACCGCAGACCTATGCGGTGGTGGCAGAACAACGGCAGCTTATGAAGCGCAGAATGCAAAGAGAGCTGTTTTGAACGCATTGGATAATCATTGTCAACACAAGCGATAAACACTATAGTTTTATCCCAAGACATCATTTTAAGTGCTTGAATGATCAATAAATACAACATGTGGTGTTTGGCTATACCAGTTACCACAACATATAGTAAGGAGGGCGAAAAATGGCTGCAAAATTGTTTACCTTGATTGCTACTCCGGTTGAGTGGTTGTCGGATCGATTTGGTAGTTCTAGCCTGTCGTTGGATGAAGATAAGGCGAAGTCTGCTTCTGTGATTGTTGATAAAGATGGCAATGTGCAAGTTAATATGCAAAGCGAAGCATTTCAACGCGCATTTCAACAATCGGTTTATGAATTGAGCCGTGCGAATGTTTCGAGGATTCGTAAAGGATAAATTGGAGAAGAGCATTTGGGAGCGTTCTTACTTTTTGTTGTGTTAACAATAGGTTTTATCTATACATCCCGAGACTTGGAAGCTAGATATAAACAGAAAAAATCTACTAACTGGGAGTCCTACTCGCATATGGCGTTGTGGGGCTTTGTTTTTTGGGGGCTTGGTGGAGTTATCGTCTCAATATTTTGGTTATTACTTGCCATTGTTAGCTACATAATTACTTTCATCGGTTGTTTTTTTTCAGAAACATTTATTGTTGAGTGGCACTCAAAATTCCATGATTGGACGATGGTTGAAACAAGTGTTCCTTTGAGCATATCTTTGATTATGGGAGCTGTTTTTGCATGGGGCGTCACAGAGGACCGAGCAAGAAAAACAAAAGAAGATCCACAAGCAAGATTGAATGTGATTCAAAAAATAGCAGCTTCTGACAATATTCAACTTCTTTTGATTGAATCGTCAAGAAAACAGCTGAGAGTAATGCTGACGCTAAAGTCCCGCAAGGTTTATATTGGCTTTATTAAGCAATTTGCCCATGAGCAAGTTGTGCCTGGTGACGAGGACATAGTGGTCATTCCACTCATTAGTGGATATCGAGATAAAGACACTTTGACGTTCCACGAATCCCACAGTTACGTCACCTTTTATGACGAAAATGGTATCGGGCCGGATACGCAGCCATTGAGTCTGGATGATTTTCGGGTCGTTATACCTAGAGAGCAGATCGAATCAGTATCTCTATTCGATGCTAAAACCTATGTTGCATTTCAAACTCAGCCATGTGATGGCGCGGCTAGGCTTGCGGTAGGCCCTGTTAAACCAGAGTAAGACTAACCCACCATAAACCCATGCCATAGAGGCCCCTCGGTACGCTGCTGATAACGCAGTTCACCGAGGGGCCTTTATGTTATCACTCGCAC